GCAGAACCGAAGGCACCCATTACACCAGAGGCTAGCGCTAGGCCACCCATAATTACTGGCATGGTTATCTCCTATGATAATTATCCAAAATTGATCTGGATTTCTTTGGTTGTGTTATGTTGTTTCTTAGGGCACCAGATGCCGTGTCTGGAAGAAGACCGTAGATTCGATCATTACTTAGCCACTGCTTAACCGTTTCCTGATGCTCTTTCTGCTTGTTTCGTTCGATAATCAGATCAGGGGTAATGACCAGCTCTTCAGCCCAAGTCTTTACCGCGCTTGCGAGAATGTCGATGCGGACATCGTGCTTTAACGCTCCCCGCTTATCCTGCATTCTGGTGATCTGAGTTTGGGTTTCCTTATCGTTGATTGCCGATGTGTCAAACACCAGACGGTGCTGCGACATGATTGGCTCGAGAGTATCAATGATTCTTCGCTCCTTGTTTCCCGTAACCTTGAATTCCTCGACAGCGATCCGTCCAGCAACTCTGCTAACGACGGGCCTCAACAGGGAGCAGAACATACCATCTCCGTAGTTCGACTCTACCCGTATGGCATTAACATCGTATTGCATAGCCAGCTTGGCGATCTTCGCCATAGTCGCATCGTCATATCCACCAGATAATCCAGTAAGAACATGGATCACGATGTAGCCATTGATAAAGGAAGCTACACATACCGCCGTCTCATCGCCGCCCCTACCAGACGGATCGACAAATAATAGAGTCTCCCTATAGGAGGTCATAGTATCTGCCTTCCACATGGGACCGTATATAAAGTCTCCATGAATTCCGTACTGTGAAATCTTAAGCGGCTGACCCCTTCCCCACACTACCTTCTCTGGAAAGAGCTGTGGATTGCAATCCATCACAATTAGATCCTCTAACTTCAGCGGATACTTTGCCGTATCGCTAAGGGTAGGATCAAGTCTATAGTGTAGGTTAAACTGTCTTGGTCCGATCTTTGCAAGTCTCTCGTCAAGAACATGCTGAGGGAATCTCGTTGGGTCTACCGACTCACCTGGTTCTCCTTCTAGTTCTAGAATATAGGGATGTACATTCTGCATTTCCGACTCGGAGTCTGGATTTGGAATGACAGCTGGAAACTTTACAATTGGATATGGCAGTCTAAGATAGATAGAGTCTGTCGACTGGTATGTACCAAGCATTACAATTCTACCCCAGCTTACTGGGTTTCTAATCTGCTCGAGTTCGGCAAGCTTATCAACAAGCTTGTTTCTCGACTGTGGAGAATCAGAGTTCTTTTCAATCTCCACATCATCGCACAACACATAGTCTGCGTGACTACCAGTAATCTGTCCAGTAATGCCCTTGGCATAACACGACATATCCTGTCCGACCTTTGATCGACAACCGACATTGAATCCAAATGCGTTATCCTTGTCAAACTCCTGCGGCAACAGGTGAGCCATGTAAGGCACTAAGGTAAGGATCTGTCTTACCTGTGCAATGAACTTAATGGCTCTATCCTGCGTTGCAGACAGAACCATAATGGTCGTGTCTGGGTTGTTTAACAGCAGCCAACTAGCATATGAGGCTACGATGGTAGACTTACCAGCGCCTCTGCCTGCCTGTAACTGCATGTCTTTTTGTCCGCTCTGAACCTCTTCCGCGATTGCGTATTGCAACGGAGTTGGCTCTCCAAGACCTAGGTACTTCATGGTGAAGTACAAGTGGTTTCTGAAATCCTGATAGATTTCCTGTGGTACTTCCATTGGTACCTCCTTTCAATACCTCCCACAGCCGCTAAACTGTGGGAGGCGTAGCGAAATCCACGCATGGCCCAGTGGATTAGGGCGGCCATAAAACTTATCCCACTTAAGGAATAAGCGGCCAATAGCGTACCCCGACCACCCGAAGGTGTCTATGTAGTCGAGGGTTCGCGGTTTAACTTGCCTTAAACTTGAAGGGTACAAGCTTCTCTAGAGTTTCAGCACCAACAGAAGGAAGCTGTGACTGCTGCTCCTTGTTGTCTGCAATGACTCTGGATGCTGCTTGATACAGGCCAGGAGATCGTCTCTCTGGGTCCATCAAATCTTCGATAAGGCAGTCGATCAACAAATCCTTAAGGGTGTCGATTCTAGACATTACTTGCCTTTCTTCTTGGCGTTTTGATATCTCTCCAACAAGCGGCGACCCTTGGCGACGGCTGATGCCTTATTGCCCATGTGGTTCCAAGCCTCGAGGCTCTTCTTCAGACGGGTTGGTCTACCCTTCTCGTCCTTGAGTGGACCCTTGGCTGAACCCATGCGTACAAGGAATGAACCCTGTCTACGCATCTCCTCTGGAGTCTTAGGCGCTCTGCCAACTGGTGCCTTTAGTTTGGAACCAGTAGCCCTGTTGTACTTGTCACGACCAGCTTGGGTAAGACCTCCCTTGGGATTCTTATCCTTCTTAGTCATGCTTACCGATGGCTTCTTCTTCATCTGTACTTCCTTGTCTTTTTGGCAATTGCTTTTGGTTGGGCTACAAATTGCTTTCCAGCCTTTGTTCCCTTACGCTTGGCAGCTGAAGTAGCTGCATACTCTGAAGACGATAGAGCCTTGATAGCCTTGGCTGGAAGATATCTCTCTCCCGTTTCCTTTGATGGCTTTCCAGACTTAGTTCTCCAGTCCTGCTTTGTCCACTTAGTAAGGCTATTGGATGAAGACTTAGCACCACGATAACCGCCACCAGACTCCTTGTATAGCTTGGTGGCAATCTGAGCCTTTCTAGCAGACCACTCACCAGCGTCTCCACCCTTGGAGCCAGCCTTTACGGAAGACACGATCTTCTTCCATTTGGCTTCGTTAGTCCGCTTGGCAGAACTCATTACTTCATCTTCTTCTTGACTGCCATAGCCTTCTTGCCGACAGTAGCCTTAGCTCCCTTGCCGACCTTCATTGCCTTACCAGTCTTCTTTGCTTCCATCTTTGCCATTGCCATTCCCTTTGCTGTGTATGGGTATTCCTTCTTACCAACCTTTGGCATCAGTTGCCACCCTTCTTAAATAGATTTGAAACCTTGCTGATTGGAAACACATGGCCAGTGATGTAACCGATTAGTGCGGTCATGCCAGCGAACCAGAGTGAACCTATGAAGCTTTCAATAGTTGCGATAATCATTGTATTGTTTTCCTTTATCCGAGTTGAACTGCAGTGAGGCCAACTCCCTTTGAGCCTGCCCCGTTTGGTGCTACAAGTACTGAACCAGTTCCAGTGCTTGCGATTACGTCGAGTGAAATCGAGTTTGTTCCTGGAGCTATGTCCAGAATAGCTGTAAGATGCGCAGTATGTGGATTGTTTGTTGCGTTAATGTTTACAGAGGTGGAAGCAATATATGTTGTCGTTGTGTTGTTATAAATCCTTACACCAACATCGGCATTTGCTGTTCCACCCTGAAATGTGACATAGCCGCTTATTAGGTATTTTGTACTTGCTGTTGGATCCCCAACCGTAATCGCTGGAGTTGCGTTTCCCCAAGACGTTGTAATGTTTTGATTAGAGCCAGGGATTGTTGATGTAACGGCATTAAGAGTTCTTTGCTCAACTTGACCAGCCGAGCTTAGACCAACAATGTAGGTGTTTTGAAGACTTGAGATTGAAGGGGCTAAATCAAACTGTACTGGATCTACAAACTGTGTAGGCACATCAACCTTGAATAAGCCCAGATTATTTTCTCGGGTAAGAACAAGAACGGCTTCATTTATAATAGGCGTTGCTTCTTCCTTCCAATATACGCGAGACAACAGGGTCGAGATATGCGTTGTGGCTGCGATTGGTCCAAGAAGACATGCTACATCGGTTGAGCTGCTGTTTAGATGAGTAAACCACCCGCGTGCAGAGACATTGTCAAAAACTAGAGTACTTCTGTCAATATCTCCATAAGTTGAGTATCCGCTTAATGCAGGATTCTGCGGGGCGGGTGTTAATAGCGAACTGTATATACGCTGTTTGATTGTTAATGGCATTATTCAATATCCGTTGATACTAGCTTAGTGTTTAGTTCTTCAAGCTTGTTTTTAAAAGCTAATAAGGTTGCCTGAAGCGCTGGTGCGCGATCAATCGTGTTTGGCACGTGAAAGGTTGGAACTGTAAAACCTTCTCCAACTAGTGCTGATTCTTCGTCTGGACTCAACATATTGGTGTCTGAATAAGGAACAATTGTTGTTGGTCCAGCTCCACTTTGAGACTGTCCAAGTCTTGGAACATAAGCTTTAAATAGGGTTGGGGTTCCAGTATAAGTAGTAAAGCCAAGCCACCCAAGAATACCATCACCAGCTTCAGGCGAAGTTGGTTCTTGTAATTCTACAAACCATCTGTTTCCAGAGTCATGGACCCAAGTTTTTTCAGCAAATTCATACTGACCGTTTGTCTGTAGCAAAAACTCATCACTTATAGCGTTAATTTTAAATAACTCATACTTTCTATTAAATGCGCTATAACCATCACAGATTTTTCCGTTACAGTCTATCACCCATATCTTTGGAGACTTACCCTTTAATGTTCGGAAGTCAACAAGCTTTACTGGAGTATATGGAAAAGGTGAGGGAAGAACTGAAACAGCAACATCAGATGAGGATCTGTTTACCGCTCTTGTACTATCCGCTACTCTATCCCAGCTTTCAAAAGAGGCGTGTGTTCCACCACCAAAAATCTCCACATCATCAATAGCAGTCCACAACGCGCCGATATCAGCATAATCATAGATTACATCGTCACCGTCAATAAACCTAAAAAGCTGTACGGCATGTAGATATGTATCGGGTGTGTATCGATTTCTAAAGGATGAATCTGTTCCTGGGTAATTTATATTTCCGTTTATTGAAAAACAGTGTTTACAGTGTAGAGATAGCGTAGAACTAATTACCAAACCACCTGGTGGATATGAATTCCAAAAGTAAGGATTAGGCGTATCGGGGTTTCCGTGCGTATAGAAAGAAACCCAAGGCTCAGATCTTCCAATCGATGTGCTTAGAGTCTGCCTTGTTGCCTGCAACCCCTCTAGTGAACGACGATAACCATAGAGTGGGCTGTTTGGATTCCACGCATACGGTGTCTTAAGTGTTCTGTCTATGCCACCATAATTGTAGATTTCGTCTCTATATGACCATAAGAAATCTACGTCGGGATCATAGGTATAAGGCATTAACATTAGATGCCCCAGAATCCAGAGTTAATTTGGTTTGCTGCCAAAATTTCTGATGTTAATATTGTGCCCAAAATAGCGGTTGCTTCCTGAAGTGTTGCTTGTGAAGCAAGACCAGCTCCAGCGGATCCACCACCCACATAGTGCGTTTCATTCCACGACTTTCCTTTTCCAATCTTTACAAGATCAGTGTCTGTTTCAATTCCGACTTCACCAGGTTGTAGCAGTGGATTAGCTACCGTGAATTCTGCTGCAGTAGCCGCGAGATATTTGGCAAAGTTTTCTAATTGTCTATACTGTATAGCCATGCTATACTCCTATAAAAAAAGTAAAATCAACCACCCAATATTTCGTCTGCTCGTTCACGGGTTAACAGTCCGCTTGATACTAGATAGTCCATTCCAGCGATTGTAATTGGATCAGTGTTTATGAT